ATGAGTGAGCTTGAAGATTTCAAACTTGTAAACAATCTACTGTTAGAATTTATAAAGAAAAAAGAAGTTAAAGCCAGGTTCGCCCACGTGGTTGACAATGAATACAACGATTGGGAAAAGTGGTTTCAAATAGAATTTGAATATTTTCTTTTGAATGAAAAGAACTTTCATACTAGAAGGGAGTTGAAAGCTAAATCTGATAAAAGAAGTAAGTTGAATCGCTTTTACATGTTTGTCGACTTAATTTTCAGAAAGCCTAACACTGCAAAGGATCAGTATATATATATTGAATTCAAGCGAGCGGTGAAAGCAACAACGTTAGTGAAAGGAATGTTGGCTGACATAACCAAGGTTAATTCAATCGTTAAATCACATTATGCTGAAACTGAGATGAAACAGCGTTCATTCTGGTGCGTGGGTTTTTATCATTCCTTCCATAGTTTGACTGTTGACCGTGCAAAGGAAGAAATTAAGCCGTACTCAAAAATCTTTCACGAAGCGGTGTACCTATGCTCGTGTCGAGGAGCATCACATCATGATAAATGCACGAAAATTGGCCTTATATTAATCTAATTATGATCAAGTAGAGGTAACACTTCCCTGACTTATATGAAAATGACTAGGTTCGAGGATAAATAGTTATCAATTGAACCTGCTTATTTTTATTCATCAATACGGAAGAGTTTTTATTAACGGCATTATATTTTAAAGTGATAAGATAATTCGCACTATGTTATAATATAAGATACATGCAAGTGAGTTAGGGTGCTAATTATTAGCACCCATTTTTTAAAACCAAGAACCAAAAAAGCTGGATATTTTGTTGCAAATATAATCTTTTGCTTTCTTAAGAGGTTCTTTAAGTATTGTAGGGATTGGCGCAGAATCAATTACATGATCTAGGACTCCTTTTACAGTTTCATTAAATCCATCCTTGGATTCATTCTTTATCTCGGCAGTCTTATATTCCTCTCGTAGCGTGCTATACACGCCTGCTTTTGACTTTTTTGGCAGTCTAAGCACCATCTTCTTCACAAGGTTACCGATGTTATAATTCAAGGGTGCTGAGACAGCAACACAACCATTGCTTGTTTCAAATAGCCTTTCGTAAATATACATTTCTCTTGTTTCTAAATTTTGTACTTGGGCCGTAGAAGGACTGTTCAGTGAACGATCCCATTCAAAAGATGGCTCAATTTTATCTGCTTGGTTTATGACAAAAAGTATCTTACCTTCAGCCTTGAGTGGTTTAATTACGTTTTTATAGAACTCTTCATCAGGTGCAAGAACTCGGTCATCTGCTTTAATAACCCAAAGGATCAAATCAAGGTTGGGTATCTGCTCCTCATAAAGGGACTTATACTCAACATCTCTCTCTTTGCTTTCCCCCACCCCTGGTAAATCAACAATGGTCAGCTTTCGTCCACCTACATCAATATGCAATTCTTCAATATCTCTTGTACATGCTTCGACGTGACTAACCTTACAGACATCTTGTTGAAAAATAGCATTGCATAATGAAGATTTACCAACTCCCGTTTTACCCATTACACCGATGCGAGGTTCATAATCTATGACTTCAGTGAGTTTCTTTTTCGTATAGCGTGAGATTTCTGGCGGAAGTGTAGATAAAATTTCATCGAGAATTTTAGAGGGGGTAGTTTTGTTTTTAGATGTTTTCCCATTTTCGGTCACGGGACCTTCTGGTTCATTGTTTTCACTTTTTGATTTTTTTAATAACTCACTAGCGCCTTTGAATACTTGTGTATTTAAAACCATAAGTCCTCCATGTCTTGTTATCGATAAATAGTGATTTTGAATCAAAAAAACCTATGACATATAATATCGGCAATTTTAAACAAAACTTTAGGGTCTCAATATTGGCTGGACGTTCTGATGCGTCCATAGTTAACTCATACAAAGTGCTATCTTCAATGTCGTCAGAACGTTCTAGGCTGACTTATACTTTGTTTAAGAGGAGTTGAGCGCTAGGAGCGGAAATTTTTTCTTTACTAATTTTATCAGGAAGTAATTTATGGCACGTCGAAGTGAATTAAAAGGTATAGCTAATGCTATTAATGGGAGTTTTGTTAGCAGAAACAACGACTTTAATGGATACTGGTCAATAGGTCAGATTAAATCATTCGCTCTTGATAACGGCCTTACTTCAGTAACTTTTGCTCTAACCCTTCCTATGACCAACCCTGCATCTAATCTGCAAACCTACACGGTTCACCGCTACGCTGAAATGCTCAAAAGCCTTTTATCTAATCAGAAATTACCTGACCTCTGGGTGAAGAACGCGATCATTAAGATCGATTTTAATGCTAATTCGAAACATGCAAAATTGTACGAAGACACCTCCTCAGGCGAACCTTTTCAGTGTACCTGTAAGATAACTGATGATACTGACCGAGATTACTCATCCATAATATATGGACGTTGCTTGCCGCATTCTATTGTTCGAGAGTTAAAATCGACCCGAGATTCACCATCTGATTAAATTCAGCTTCTCGCTCATAACGGATCTGGCACGCGTATCCGCTTCGCGCCATAAGCGAAGATGAGCAGTATTAAGTTTTCAGTTATTCCAGTAGTCAGCTCCGAATTGCACTGTCTTAGTGGTGGATGCTCGTTGTTGATACAAGCCAAAATTACAGCCAGAAAGTGTAGGTAAAAAGCCCGGAGCAATGGATTCCGGGCGGCAAAAAATGGAGCCTAACATTTCCAACAGGTTGACAGTCGTCTCGGGAAGAAAGTGAGACAAATTGAGCTTAGACAGCCGCTTAGGATTTGTCAGTCCGTCGATAAAAAAAGCCCGCCGGAGCGGGCTAATAAGTTCTCAGGCTAAGTCATTTCGTACGCAACACGTTTGCTGTGTGTTACGAATTAATCATAATCGAGCGGTACTGTTTTGCTATAAGGCGCGCGCAAAATTTCATCGCAAAACCTCAACTTCAGAATTCTGCCATTGAGCCGTTTCTTATATCAAAGCTCAGCTGCAGGCGTACCGTAGAGAAATTACTATAGGAGGATGCATGGACATTGAGGTTTGTGACTTGGCGATGGATGCAGTACGCAGCGTTATGGGGCAGGCGGTTATAAACATGCTTGACGAAGGTATACCGATTACGAACGATTCACTGGTCGGTTATATGGCCGCAATGTTTGAGGATGAGGCCAGGAGTTGCGTGGCAGAGCTGGCAATGTATCTTTTTGGTGTCAGCAAGCACTGAGCCAAAAGAAAACCCGGCACGGCGGCCGGGTCAGTAATTACGCAACGTTTTGTAGCTTAAGTCCATGCTCGTATCCCATTAGGTATGCAGTGAATGCATCCTTGTGGCGAACATAACTTGCCTGACTTTCTGCTAGGTCGGCGAGCACACCGTCATCACTAGCTTTTGGAACGCCAATCATTGCGTGCCACTTACCTAAATCATACGCACAACCAGCGCATTTATGGCGCCCAGTTTGACCTTGGTTCTCCGGAAGAACCTCGAACATCTGATTGCGGCGATGGCCTTGTTTACAAATAATTTTCATAAAGCACCTTGAAAAATAAGGTGCCGAACGCTTTACACGGGATCTCGCTTGAGATAATCTCAAAAACGAGATCTCAAGAAAACATTCAAGCACTGACTGTTTTTATCGGCCCCATGTTGTTGACGCAACTTGGGGCTTTCCCTTATGTGGCGCACACTTACTGACCACATCTTCGGATAATATCCAGGCAGCACAAAAACCTCAATAAAAAGATCAGCTTAACTGCTGTATTTTTTCACATCTGTGTATTCAGCCAGTTTTTGCCCCTCATAAAGTCCACTGCAATATAAATTTCTTTGCCCGCCAATCCCTTCGCAAAAACCTCATGCAATTCACTTGATCGATCCTGGTGATCGATATTACTGTATTTATATACAGTATCTATCAGGGAGGGTGATGACCATGCCCCGCGACTACGAAATCAAAGACGCCTTTAGGTTCGCAATCAAACGCGATGCTGCTGGCCGATACACCGTCTGTACACTCGATTTTGTCACTGAGCTTAAGCGGCTCAACTGGCATTACACGCCACGCGAAGCCAACAACTGGATAGAAGCGCACAAATCAGTTTTCCGGGATATTTCCACAGCGGAAGGTGATGAGCGCGTGTTTCAGGTGTTCAATCCAAACGGTTGAGAATAAATAAAATATTAAATGTTCTTTTAATTTTGTTCTGAAATTCATCAATTGAGACTACAGCCATGAAGTTCTACAAGCCTGCAAAAATCCGCGCCATATTAGCGCTGCCATTATTTATTGAGCGCGTCCCATGTGGGTTTCCTTCTCCTGCACAGGACTATGTTGAACAGCGAATCGATCTCAACAGTCTGCTTGTCAGCCATCCCAGCTCAACTTATTTCATCAGGGTAAGCGGTGACTCCATGATTGACGGTGGCATCAGTGATGGCGATATGCTGGTTGTGGACAGCTCAGTGAAAGCTGATCATGGCGACATTATTGTGGCGGCCATCGAGGGAGAGTTCACGGTGAAACAGCTCATGACCAAACCTTGCCTGCACCTGAAGCCAATGAATCCAGCGCACGCTATCATTCCGGTCAACGATCCTGACCAGTTTGAAATTTTCGGAGTGGTCAAATACTCGATTAAATCGATGGCCCAGTAATGTTCGCGCTGGTGGACGTTAATAATTTTTATTGCGCCTGCGAGAAGGTTTTCCGACCTGACCTGTGGGGAAAGCCAGTGCTGGTTTTAAGTAATAATGACGGCTGTGTCATTGCCCGCAGCGCGGAAGTCAAAGCGCTGAATATCCCCATGGGCGCACCTTACTTTAAGCTTAAAGATGAAATACGCAGACACAAGATTCACGTGTTTAGCTCCAACTACGCGCTGTATGCAGATTTTAGCAATCGCGTAATGACAACATTGGAAGCTATGGCGCCATCCGTCGAGGTGTACTCAATTGATGAGGCCTTCCTGGACCTGACAGGTCTGAGAAATTGCCGGGTTCTTGAAGATTTTGGGCGAGAAGTTCGTGAACGCGTCAGACGCAACACGCATCTGACAGTTGGCGTCGGTATCGCGCAAACTAAAACGTTAGCAAAATTAGCAAATTACGCTGCCAAAAAGTGGACGCAGACCGGCGGCGTTGTTGACCTGTCAAACATTGAGCGCCAGCGGAAGCTGATGGCGCTGGTTCCGGTCGAAGAAGTATGGGGTGTTGGCCGGCGCATAAGTAAGAAGCTAAATGCTATGGGCATCATCACCGCGAAAGACCTGTCGGAGCAAAGCACATATATCATCCGTAAGCACTTCAACGTTGTGCTGGAGCGAACGGTGCGCGAGCTGCGGGGCGAGCCTTGCCTCGCGCTGGAAGAATTTGCGCCTACCAAGCAGCAAATCGTCTGCTCACGATCCTTCGGCTCGCGCATAACCGAGTATATGGATATGCGTCAGGCGGTTTGCTCGTATGCAGAGCGCGCGGCTGAGAAGCTGAGAAGGGAACGCCAGTACTGTAGTCAGGTAGCGGTGTTTGTCCGGACCAGCCCACACGCTGAAGGTGAAGTGTTCTATGGAAACCAGGCGATGGGTAAGCTGCTAACGCCCTCCAACGACACGCGCGACATCATCAGAGTTGCTATGCAGGGTCTCGACCATATATGGCGGGACGGGTGCCGCTATATGAAAGCAGGGGTGATGCTAGGAGATTTTTACAGCCAGGGCGTTTCTCAACTCAATCTCTTTGATGAATTTAAGCCTCAGGCCAACAGTGAGGCGCTGATGCGTGTTGTTGATGGCCTAAACCAGAGCGGGAAGGGGAAATTATGGTTTGCAGGTCAGGGGATCCAGAAATCCTGGGAGATGAAGCGTGAGATGCTGTCACCGGCATACACGACGCGGTATGAGGATCTGCCCGTGGCGAAGTGAAGTTTACTACTGTCCGCTGCAGTAGTCTGAAATGATAACCGAAACCCGGAGCCACGTAGTAATGTCTTTATGATTGAAGTCACCCGGCGACAAATCTCATCTTCCCGGATTTTATGGCTTTAATGGGGCTTTGCCGATATGTATCGCCAGTAGCTGACTGCAAGAGAAAAGAAGGAAAAGCACGCTCCTGTTATGAGGCTGCAGTTGATTGGATCATTCACATTGATGTTAAAAAACAGTGCAACCAGTGCCGAACCCACAATCTGACCCAGCAGCCTCGAGCTTCCTAACAGACCGCTGGCGACGCTGGTATTTTCATCGTTTACTGAAGTCATGATGAGATAGTTATTCGGTGACTGAAAAAGTCCGAAGCCCGCACCACATAGCGCGACTCGCCAGATAATATCAATATTTCCGGGTACCATCGGCAGGGCAGCGGTCAGCAGCATGCCGGCAAACAACAACCCAAGACCTGCGGCTCCAATGATATTACAGTCATATTTTTTCAGCAGATTGCCTGCCAGAACCGAAGTAAACATTGTTGCCAGTGGCCAGGCAGTCAGAAGTAACCCTGTTGACACTATATCGCGATGGAGCACATTGTGAAGGTAGAAGGGCAGCGATACATAGGCCAGCAGTTGTGTTGCATAGGAGAGCGCTGACATCAAAAGTGAGAGGCTTAACGTTTTACTGTGGAAGACGGCTAGAGGTATCAGCGCCTTTTCAACCTTGTGCTTCTGGTTCAGGTAAAACGTTTCCAGTAACAGTACAAAAAAAATCAGGCTCCCCATCGCAAAAAATATCTTTTGCCGCGTCAGGCCGAAAACAGTGCATGAGAAAAGGAGACCAAGCATAAATACGATGATGGCTCCTGTGCGATCAAACGGTCCCTTTTCAGCCGGGCTCTTATTCAGAAAGACTACGCTAATCAGTAACGATACCGCCGCAACAGGTACATTGATGGTGAAGAGCCAGTTCCAGCTCGCCACAGCAAGGATGGCAGAGGCAATAGATGGCCCGGCCGCTGCGGCAACGGAGACCAGCATAACGTTCACGCCCAAACCTCTGCCCAGCAGGCTTGCGGGATAGATAGCTTTGATCAGTGCAGCATTCACGCTCAAAATCGCCGCTGCACTGAAACCCTGTACTACGCGAAATACCGTCAGCATTTCCAGACTTTCAGATAACGCGCAGCCCAGTGATGACAGCGCGAATAAGAGTACGCCTGTATTAAATACGCGCGTGATACCCACAGATTTTCCCAGTGCCGCGAGTGGAAGCAGTGATGCGACCACGGCGAACTGATAAGCATTGACGATCAGAATGGAGTTGGACTCACTTATTGAAAACTCACGCGCAATCACAGGGAGCGCGACATTGGCGATTGTACTGTCGAGCATCGCAATGACCGTGCTTAACGATACTGCAATGATGGCCATCAGGTTCAGTGTGTTACCCGCGCTAACATCCTTATTCATGGGTTTTCCTTGGTCGTATCGGCTTAGTGAGAGAAGTATTAAAACCAGAATATTTCCCTTCCGGGCACAGGTAGCCGGTTCTGGCACTGGCAAATGATGTCGGGAAAATGCACATATTTGCGCACACGAGATGCGTAATCCTGAATTTATCCGGTTCTGCATGAAGGAATAGTTAACTCATGGAGCTGCTGGTTATTCTCGCCCGCGATTAGGGTATGAGAAAAGCATGACGTTGAGGGCGACATTGAGGCATATGCCAATAATACAAATCGTGAGTTGTTTATCAGGAAACATCTGGCATAGATGTTCACTTACATTGAGGCAGGTATAGATTGTCGCTGCAATAGTCCAGCCTTTGATAAAATAATCCATGTGTGATTCTCCTGCAGAGTGCCAGAAATTCTGCTTTCTGATATTGAAAACCTCCACCTGTTAAGCAAAGGCAGTGGAATTTCTCAGGGTTGTGTTAATTAACGCTGTTATGAGCTAACTCACTTTTTTGATGTTAATTTTTTTCGGATTTAATCTTTTTTGTCTGAAAAGGCTAGTGTGAGTCATTTCTGGTTAAGTTATCTGAATTTTCCTTAAGGGTGAATATTGAGTGCTCGTGGCAGTACTGATGTTTTGTTGTGGGTTTTTTTATGCAGAATTAAATAACCTGAGTGTGTTATTGTTGTCCGGGGGATATTATGCCAGACTTGTAAAGCCTCATGATTTGAAGTCTTTAAGATAAACTTAAACGCATTTATTAGTGTGCCCGGCTTGATGCCGGGGGGATTGGACAGCGGACTATGAAGGCACAGGTCAGATGATGTCTGTTATCTGGCTGCAGATGTTTCTATGGGGGCGTGCAGGGCATAACGGCATCAGGGCTTTTGCCGGGCAAGATAAATGTTCATCCTCGGCAGCGCTACATGCTTAATCTAAAAAATATTCCCCGAATGCACTTTCTTCACACCCGCGCTTTGTCATGAAGCGAAAAGCGCAGTTATCCTCTGTAACTACTGTTTTTTTGATTTTTCCCTTTTTTAAATCTTTAAGTTTTTGGTGCTTTCGGCTGGGATCCAGTCGATGGGATTTTGCCTCATCACTAGAGATGTTTTTATCAGGCACTGCAAAGATAAAATTTTCATACCCTTCAATGTAACCGGAATGGACCGAATGAACAGCGTCAGGGTTTAGCCATAAATTATTATCAGGCTCGGCAGTGCATTTAGTCAGTGAATATAATGAGAGAACGAGCGTGTAGACCATTTTTTTAAACATGATGATTCATCTGGTTACTATTAATGGGCGAGGGGATTTTATGTCAGAGTTATGCTGCTGGTCAATTCATCATCCGAAATGAATTATCTAAGAGTTACACCTGTAAGTTACTCTTAAAAAACTCATAGATAAAGTTTGATGTTTTCTGCAATAGCATGAATTCAATGTCCTTAATTTCTTTTATAAAGGATGCGTCAGGATGTAACAATTGGTCAGGCAACCTCAAGATGTATTGATTGAGTGGAATTATCATGTTCTCATCATTAATCCGGGGCAGTATAAATAAGCTCTTCAACTCGACAGGTTAGGGAAGATATTATAGTGCTCAGCAAAAATGGTTACCTTCTTGTGCTCGGTGAGCGAAATATTGAAACATTGGGTTTTTTCAGTCTTATCGATGACCTGAGTTATCTGCATTCAACGCATGCCGTTTATGTCCGGGATGAGCGTGATTTTTTCAGAAGGCAGCCTTGTTTTCGCGAAGATGTTAGCTTCAGCGCGATCGTGTGCATTTCAGCGAACATATTCTTTCCTGGATGGTTTAATACTTTCCTCTTCCTTCAAAGAAAAACGCGTGGGCGGATTTTGATTTATATCAATGATGAACGTTATCTGTGCGACAAAAAAAAACGGCTTATCAGTAGAATAGCTAACACTGAATGTACGCTTTATTCATCTATGCCGGTAAACAGCCTCAGAGTTGCACTCGTGGATGCATTGAATGGCCGAATAAGAAACGATCACGCATGCCACCTGTCGTTGCGCGAACTCTCGATTATCGATGGTTACATCAAGGGGATGAAAGCCCCTGCGCAGTCCCTCCAGTTAAACGTAAATGTCAAAACCATATATCAGCACAGAAAAAACTGCGCTAACAAACTCGGCCTGAAAAGCCTAAAGGACCTGACAAGGATGTAAGACAGTGCAACCCTTACATTCACGATTTCCGGTTAACGTTTTCATCAGAAGTTATGCGTGTTCAGGAGAGCATCGTGCCTTTAGTCAACATCTATAAGACAGACTGGTTCAAAGTGCTTTGTGACATCAGCAGGGCCGGGTTCTCGCTTCAGGCCATTGCTTACGAACTGGATGTCGCTGCCTCAACACTCATCGGCTGGAAGCAGGGCGCAAGCCCCCGCCATCATACGGGTGAAGCTCTGATAGATATCTGGATGAACGTGACTGGCAGGGACCGATCAGAGTTACCCAGGGTCGTCTGCAAGAGGGCGTTTATCCACAAACCGCTTTGCATCGTTTCACCTCATTCAGAAAAGTGAACGTCTCCATCGCTACAGTCCGTTGCCTGTATCACTTCATTCCTGATGCAGTGCAACGGAGTCAACATGAATCTCGAACACCTGATCAAATTTCACAACCCAAAATCTGTATCGCGTGGAGATGTGCCGTCGAAAGGCTCATGTTCATCGCTTACCACCAGTGATGTGATGGCTGCAGCAGGCATGCTGCAGCACCGTGCGGCGCTGGGCTATGCAGCCTTTGCAGGAAAAATGAATCTGAGCAAAACTGAATCGCAGCGTGCGGTGAGCCTTCTGAGTATTTATGCGCGGGAGCAGGCGCAACATATTCCTGCGCTCAATAAGCTGACGCCGGCAGTCAGAACATCAGTCATTAACCACCTGTCGGTGTGTGCTTTTATGGAGTTTGCACGCAGTGCTGCCACTGAGAATCAATGTCCTGTCTGTCGTGGAAAAGGCATTCTTGATAATGGCCTGTGCCCGTGCTGCAAAGGTAAACGGAAAGTTCGCGCTGCCTGTCCATCCTGTAAGGGCCGTGGCGAAGCCGTCAATCGCCGCGAGTCAAAGCTCCGGGGTGTACCCGTTTACCAGCCCTGCAAGCGTTGTAGTGGGCGAGGGTTTAGCCGGATCCCTTCAACCCATATTTTTGGCATTATTAGTCACATCACTACCAAAATATCGCTGGATACATGGCACAAAAGCGTCAAATCATTCTATGAAAGTCTCGTAACCAAACTACTGACGGAAGAATCATGGGCGGAGAAGCAACTAAAACAAATCACTAAGTAGTAAGCGATATGTTTTCTGGCGATTATATAGCTCGCTATTTACATTTCCATTTTATGTGGTATCTTGCGCCCAACCGTGGGGTATTGCCCTTCAGAAAACTACGCCGGATAAGGTAGTGTGCCTGCTAACCTTTTTAATCACGCTTTCGTTTTCATCATAATACTCTGCACAACTACTCTCGATGCCAATTCCCTCATGGCATCCACGATCAGAGCCTCGCTTGAAAGCGGGGCTTTTTGCTTTCTGCATCCAGCAAATGATATGGCCTGAGGCGATATTCATTTTCCTGGTGTATCTGCGCCTCACCTTAACGAGTTAGGGCTCATGACTTTCACAATGGACAGGCTTACCTCTGGCGCTGCTTACAGTACTTCGGCAGGGCTGGTATCCAATGGCATTCTGACCTGGCTCAGCCCGGATGAATGGAGTGCCTTTGGCGTGCTGACCGGGATCGCACTTGCACTCCTCACATTAATGATTAACTGGTTTTATAAGCGAAAAGTAGCCCTCGCACAGATTGAGGCCTTACATCACAAATCTTGCGATAAAGATCCGCGCGAGGAATAAACCTTGGCCATACCACAAGCACTGCGTCGGAAACTGATTGCTGCTGCTGGCGGCGGGGCGCTGATGATTGCCACCGTATTGCTTAGTGGCAGAACCGGCATTGAAGGGCGGGTTTACGAGCCTTATCTTGATGTGACTGGCGTCCTGACGGTTTGCGACGGGCATACCGGTGCCGATATTGGCAGAGGTAAAAGGTACACTGACGCTGAGTGCGATAGCCTGATATGGACTGACCTGCAGCCAGTCAGGCGAACGGTTGATGACCTTGTGAGCGTACCGCTAAACGAGTACCAACGGGCAGCACTGTACAGTTTTACTTATAACGTCGGTACTGAAGCCTTCTCAAAATCCACCCTTTTGAAAAAGCTCAATGCAGGCGACCAAAGCGGAGCGTGCGATGAATTACGACGCTGGAAATTAGCCGGCGGTAAAAAGTGGAAAGGGCTTATAAAACGCAGAGAAATTGAGCGTTCCCTCTGCCTGGCCGGTGGTGCAGATGACCTTTAATTCCGGTGTACTTATCACCTCGTTTGCCTTAAGCAGCGTACTGGCGGCAGGCTCAATAGCCATTTATTACCGCAGCAATGCCATTATCTACCAGAGCGAGCGCGACAAAGCGACAGATGCACTTCAGTCAGCAAATGCAAAGATAGATGACATGCAGGTTCGCCAACGTGAGGTTGCTGCACTCGATGCCAAATATACTAGGGACTTAGCCGATGCTCAGGCGACTATTGACCAGCTGCACGATGATGTTGCTACTGGCAAGCGCCGGTTGCAGCTCAACGTCAAACGTTACAGGGCAAAAGCCACCGGCACCTCCTGCGTGGATGATGCTGCCAGCCCCCGATCTGATGACACCCTTGAACGCAATTATTTCACTCTCAGACGTCGAATCGAAGTTGCCGGAAAGCAAATAGCCGGCTTGCAGCAGTACATAAACGAGCAATGCTTAAAATGACATCTTGAGTTAACATCACCCTAACATGAGGGTGCCCAATGAACTTAAAGCCAAGATTCGAAGATTACTCGGAAGCAGAATTTACTCAGCTGGTCAGTGAGATTTGCAGCGCTGAGGGCAATGAAGCGTACCAAGATGAGTTGCTGGATAACTTCATTGCGGTGGCGGAGCACCCGGAAGGCTCCGACCTGATTTATTATGACGACGATGATGATCTCACTCCGGAGAAAATCGTTGCAACCGTCAGGGCATGGCGTAAGAGCGAAGGGTTAGCCGACTTTAAGAGCTGAGCACATCAAGGCGCATTTACGAGTGCGCCTGATGATGAATCTCTTCGACAAGGGATAGGGTTAGCTACGCTGTGAAGCGCTGCGACATCGGTTTATACTCCAATGAAATACAAACATTGGTGGCAAGATGGCAGATTTAAAGCGCTTTATCGTTTTTGCTTACGATGATTATGAGCGTGGTGGTGGATGTAATGACATTCACTGCGTGACCACGACTTTCGAGGAAGCAGAACAGGCCGCATATAGTGACGAAGCGAGAAATAACAACGACACTGTAGATATTTACGACATACAGAAAGAGAAAGCTGTATGCTCATTTTATCGCACCGTCCAAGGTGAATGGGTTAGAGACGAATAACCCTGTAACACATTCACTGATAATCAAGCCGCCTCCGTGCGGTTTTTTTATTGGAGCCAATATGACAGACACCTACCGCATCACAGTTGTAACAAAGTCAGGTGAAACTCACATCGGCCTGATGAAAAGTTCGCTACCTGAAATAGTAAACTGAATCATTTGTGTTGCTGAGGTGCTAAGGAAGATGGCGCTTGGATTAATCTCGCGCCGGAAGATTTGCTTAAGATGAAGTACGTGCCAGTGCAATCTGAATAAGATCCCAGCGATTTAGATAATTATCGTCGTCTGATTTAGATATTTTGAAAAGCGGCACCTGATGATGCCATGTCGATAAAGCATCTACGTCGTGGCTCGGAACAACATATATCGTAGGGGCTGTTGTGTTGTTAATATCCTCAGACATGTTACAGAAGACATAAAATAAGTCAGGGGAAACTATTGGTCTGTGGTTGCCAACAGTCCATTGCCTTGGAGCAGACCTGGCCCAAGAACCTTTAACCTGAATGCTTATGCTCTTAGAACCGTCAATGGTCGCGATTATATCTACTCTACTTGTACCGCTGGTTGTTAAAGCTGCGCTTATACCAAGGCGAGATAACATGTAGGCAACATAGTATTCACCAGCATCACCGGCATTTTTTGCTGTGCGTTTAACAATCGCTGACATAATTATTCCTTGGGAAAAAAGTTACCGACAATTTAGCTTGGATATTAATTGATCTGCTATCAAATCAACTCTCCTTCCAATGTATCCGGTAGGTCAGGCTCAAAAGAGGCAGCAGGTTCGACACTTTGGTCAATGACTGTAGGGCCATATTGCTCAGCCAAGAAGCGCTCTCTGTAAAGATAATATGCAGCTTCACATACATTTGAAGTGAAATAAGCATTAAATCCGCCGCCCACCACCGCGCCAGCTACAGGTATGATTTGAGCCAGTTTTGCTTTGGTAATCTTGACTCCCAAGCTGCTGGCTATTTGCTGAATAATTTTTACGAATGCATGTTGCTCAAGTTGCTTCCAGGTTTGTTTTTTGGCGACTTGTTGTGAGATTTTTACAAGTTGAGCCATCGCCACATTTTTGGATGCATCTGCAGGCGATGAAGAAAGCGCAAGAATGTTAAAAGCAAAAAGTCTTTCCTCTTGCCTTTCAATGTCAAATCCATAATAGGTTGCATATTCACCAATGGCTCGAAGGTTTAGAGCAATTAGCGTCGGGATATCAATTGCAATTCCAGCTATACCTGCAGCACCAGCGCCAGCACCTTCAGCAAGAGCTAAGCTTTTATACTTCGCAGCAAGCCAGCCGACAGTCTTGTCAGCATCTTCCAGCGATAATCCGGAGACGTCTTTTAGAGATTTGACGTGCACGTGTCCATCTGAGCGATATTCCTCAAGGATAGCTTCTGGCCTGACAGACCATTGTGCCGCATCATTGCATACACTAATAAGCCCTTTAACCGCTTTCTGGATTGCTTCACCCACTAGAGGTGTTGAAAGAACTGCATTACCGGCGGCATTCAAAGGTTCATTAATTACCTTCAGAGCCTTATCAAACCATCCAATCTGAGGGTTTTTCCATTGATGAATCTCTTTAAGTGCCTTCTGATCATACGCCGTAATTTTCATAGCAATCCCTGAGTTGTCCGCATGTTTGTAAAGCAGAATGTATTAACGCCTTGAATGAATATTTATCGGAAGAGATTGCAGATTATTTACTACTAAATTTAGTGGTAGCCCCCTCGTTCGATTCAAGTCAGTTTCTGCAAAGAGCGAGGCGATTATCTGAGGTTTGAATTGAAGACCTTAACTCCTAAACAAGAAATGTTTTGTCGTGAGTACCTAGTTGATCTAAACGCTTCACAGGCCGCCATTCGGGCAGGATACAGCCAGAAAACAGCAAGCCGCATGGGTTCTGAAAACCTCTCTAAACCTGATGTTGCGAAGCGCATCATAGAACTTAAAACAGCCCGAAACGAAAGGGTTGAGATAAATGCAGATTACGTACTGCAGCGGTTGGTTCAGATCGATGAAATGGACGTACTCGACATCCTGAAAGACGACGGTGGCCTCAAACTTGTTCATGAGTGGCCAAAAGTCTGGCGTACGACACTGAGTGGTCTGGATGTGCTGACGACCGTCACTAACTTCGACGAAACCACCACTGAAAACATACTCAAAAAAATCAAGTAGCCGGATAAAGTGAAGAACCTGGAATTGCTGGGTAAGCACATTGCAGTGCAGGCCTTCAGAGAGCAGGCCACGCATGCGCTGACGGGCAAGGATGGAGGTCCCGTTGAAGTTAAACTGCTCTCCCGCGAGGAATACCGGCAGGCTCGCCGGGAAATGCTAGAGGATGACGACTGCTGACTATAAGACTGCTGCACGACGTATAGAGTGTGAAGAGGACGGGATGTACTTCGCCCGTTACTTCTTCAGGCAGCGCACCGGCAGCAGAATGATTGTGGCACCACATCATCAGGTCATACAGCAGACGCTGGACCGGGTGATTGATGGTGACATCCAGCGCCTCATCATCAACGTTCCGCCGGGCTACACCAAGACCGAACTGGCCACCATCAACATGATGGGCCGGGGGCTGGCGCTGAACCGCCGCGCGCGCTTCATGCATCTTTCCTATTCCCACAACCTGGCGTTACTGAACTCCTCTACCACGCGCAGCATCGTGAAGTCAGCAGCCTATCAGGCCATGTGGCCTATGGCACTTCGCGATGATGCGGACAGTAAAACCATGTGGTGGACCGAATATGGCGGCGGGGTGTATGCCTCGTCGGCTGCGGGACAGGTGACCGGCCTTCGTGCCGGGCACATGGAGCCAGGCTGGCAGGGCGCGCTCATTATTGATGACGCAGTAAAGCCTGACGATGCCTACAGCGAAATCATCCGCGACGGGGTGAATACCCGCTTCAACGAAACCATCCGCTCCCGTTTGGCCATTGAGACCACGCCTATCGTGGTCATCATGCAGCGCATTCACTATCACGACCTGAGCGGCTACCTGCTGCGGGGTGGCAGTGGCGAGATGTGGCATCACCTGAACCTGCCTGTGCTGATTGATAACAGTCAGGCCTATTCGGTGCAGTACCCGGAAAATACACACGCGATACCGGTTAAGCATGGCCTGCCTGACGGCTGGTTATGGCCGTATAAGCATAACGAGTCGCACCGGGTTTCCCTGTTTTCACACCGCCGCACTGCCGAAGCGCAGTACATGCAGCGTCCTCGCCGGTTTAATGCCGAAGGCGCACTGTGGACAGAAACCATGGTGTCGGGTGCCCGAGCGCTGGAGATTGCGCTTCAGCTGTCCCGTACCGTTGTGGCTATCGACCCACAGGCCACCAACAGCGAAGAGAGTGACGAAACGGGCATTGTCGTGGCGAGCAGCTACGGGCGCGGTAATGACCGGCTGTTCTCCGTTGATGCTGATTATTCGGGCAAATACTCGCCCAACGGCTGGGCGAAGCGTGCCATCCGGGCTTATGAGGAGCACCGGGCTGAAGCCATCGTTATCGAAACCAATCAGGGCGGTGACATGGCGGAAAATACGCTGCGTAATGCGGGCTATCGCGGGCGCATCATTCGCGTCCATGCCAGTAAGGGCAAATTTGCCCGCGCTGAACCTATCTCGGCGCTATATGAACAGGGGCGGGTGGCGCACCGTGGCAATCTCTATCAGCTGGAGAATCAGCTGCTGGAGTACGTACCTGCCACAGCTAAAAAATCACCGGATCGTCTTGATGCGCTGGTCTGGGCCATTACTGAGCTGTTCCAGCCAAAAGGCACAACAGTCCGTCCATTCACTGCATAACTGAAAATCACCATGAACAACGACGTCCGGAAGCGATCGCCCAGAATTGAGTCGATGGCCGGATGCTGGCCCATGATCAGCGCACTGCTGGGTGGCACGGCGGCAATGCGTAAGGCAGGAAAAACGTATCTGCCACGGTGGCCCAACGAAGAAGATGCGTTCTATCAGAACCGCCTGAGTACGGCCACGCTGTTTCCGGCGTTCAGCCGAACCGTTGAAGTGCTCAGCGGCAAACCCTTCTCCCGCCCGGTGACCTGGGATGAGAAGGTTGTGCCTGCCCGCATCCGAGAAATGTTCGCCGATATCGACCTGCAGGGCACTAATCTGCACTCGTTTCTGGCTGACATCTGTGAAGAGGCGATGGCGTATGGCCTGTGTGGCATTCTGGTTGAACACCCGCCCTCAAATAAGCGCATTTCTCTGGCTGAGGAGCGTCACCGGGGGCTGCGTCCTTATTTCGTGAAGGTGACCGCCAACAGCCTGCTGGACTTCGACTCCGAACGAGTCAATGGTCAGGAGACGTTCACCATGCTGCGCTTTGTCGAGACGGTGAGCGAGCGCGATCCGGACAATGAATTTGTTGTTAAAAGCATTGAACAGGTCAGGGTGCTGAACCCCGGCCGCTGGCGTGTTTACCGTGAAAAACCCAATACCACAACTGGTACTCTGGAGTGGCAGCTGCACGATGAGGGTAAAACCAGCCTGCAAAAAATCACCTTTGTCCCGGTGTATGGCGATAAGCGTGGTTTCATGCACGGCAGGCCGCCGCTGACTGAGCTTGCATGGCTCAATGTCGAGCACTGGCAGTCCCGCAGTGACCAGCAGACCATTTTGCACGTGGCGCGGGTGCCGGTCCTGTTTGGTAAAAAACTCGGCGATGGGCCGATATCTGTTGGGGCTGCGTCTGCCATCATGGCTGAAGAAGACGATGCAGACCTGCGCTATGTCGAGCACAGCGGTAAAGCCATCGAAGCCGGGCGCACTGACATTCTCGACCTTGAGGAGAAGATGCGTCAGATAGGGGCGGAATTGCTGGTGATTAAACCCGGCCACCGAACCGTGGTGCAGACGCTGGCAGATAACGAGGCGGGTACCAGTGCTCTGCAGCGTATGGTCTGTGACCTGACCGATGCCGCTCGTCTGGCGCTGCAGTACCTGGCGGAGTGGATGGGTGAGAAAGACGGTGGTCACGTCACGATATTCAGCGACTTTGGGGCCACCACTCTCGCTGAAGCTTCCGCAGACTTCCTGGTGGGCATGCATAAAGCCCGGGCTTTGTCAGATGAAACGCTGTTCAACGAAATTCAGCGCCGTGGTTTGATAAACAGCGAACTCCGCTGGACGGATGAACTGCTACGTATCCGCGCCATGCCGCCACCCAATAAAGATAAGCCGGTACCAGACCCGGTTTAACCTTCTCAGGCCTGTGCAAACGCATGGGCTTTTTTATTGCCGACCGCTGCGGATGCAGCTCGGTGCAACGAGCCGGATGGCTCTTACCCGGTTGGATGACCTGTATGAAACTTAAACTCGATGAGAACGGCAATGTTGTCGTGAACGATGGTAAACCTGTGTACATGCAGGATGACGGCAAAGAAATCGTATTCGATGCGCCGGGCACTCTGCAGACCATCTCGCGCCTGAATGGTGAGGCGAAGTCGCACCGCGAACGTGCGGAGACGGCGGAGACCGCGCTTAAGACGTTCGAAGGCATCACTGATCCGGCCGCTGCTCTGGCGGCGCTGGAGACCGTTAAAAACCTGGAAGACAAAACGCTGGTGGATGCTGGTGAAGTCGAAAAGGTGCGTACAGAAGCGGTTCGTGCAGTAGAAGAGAAATACGCCCCGATCGTCAAAGAGCGAGACGACCTGAGCGAAAAGCTCACTGCGGAAAAAATCGGTGGGAGTTTTGCCCGCTCTAAATTCATCGCCGAGAAGATGAGTATCCCGGCTGACCTCGTGGAAGCCCGTTTTGGCAGTAACTTCCAGTTAGACGGTGACGCTGTCACGGCATTTGATCGTGAAGGCAACAAAATCTTCAGTGCAATCAAGCCAGGCGAAGCAGCCGGCTTCGATGAAGCGCTGGGCATTCTCGTCGATCACTATCCCTACAAAGACCAGATCCTCAAAGGTACCGGCGCATCAGGCGGCGGCTCCAGTGGAGGCAATGGGAACACCAACCCGAATACGCTTACCCGTGAACAGTTCGAAACACTCAGCCCTCAGGAGCAGAGCGAACGAGCGTGCGCGGGTGTGCAGATTACTGATTAACAGGGCACTCTGAATGTCTAATACCCTAACGCAACTTATTCCCGACCTGTATCAGTCGCTCGATATTGTGTCGCGCGAACTGGCAGGGTTTATCCCCTCCGTCACGCTTGATGCATCGGCAGAACGTGCGGCTCTTAACCAGCCGATCCGTATTCCGCTGACGCCTGCATCCAAAGCGGATGATGTGACGCCCGGCCAGTTACCACCCGATAACGGCGACCAGATTATTGATAACGTGCCGCTGACCATCACCAAATCCCGCATGGTGCCGTTCCGCTGGGAAGGCGAGCAACAGAAAGGCATCAAATCGGGACCAGGCTACCACGGCATTCGTCGCGACCAGATTGCGCAGGCCATGCGCACGCTGGTGAACGAAATCGAAGACGATCTTGGCGATCTCTTCCGTCGTGCCTCCCGTGCTGCTGGTGAGGCCGGTAAAACACCGTTTAAGGACACACTTACCGACACGGCACAGGTGCGTAAAATTCTCACCGATAACGGTGCACCGCTCAGTGACCTGCAATGTGTTATCGACACAACTGCAGGTGCAGCACTGCGCACCATGGCCCAGCTGACCAAAGCCAACGAAGCGGGCACCACATCGCTGCGTGCGCAGGGCACACTTCTCGAACTGCATGGCTTCACATTACGCGAGTCTGCAGGTGTGGCAGAGAATACGGGGGCGAAAGCAGAAAAACTGTCAGTCAGTGACGACCTTGAAACCGGAGCCTTAATCATCCCTGTGGCTGGTGCAAGTGCCAATGTAAAACCTGAAATCCCTGCTTCTGTTGAGCCGGGTAGTGTTGTGCTGCTCGGTAAGCATAAATATGTCGTTGCAGGGGTCTCACCTGGAGAAGCCATCATAATTCATCGACCTGGACTGATGGACAATGTGAAAGCAGGTGCCAAATTTGACGTAATAAGTGAATTCAGTGCCAATTTTGCCTTCAGCCGTTCTGCGATCATCCTGGCCACTCGTGCCCCGGCGCTGCCTGAAGAGGGGGATATGGCAGACGACCGTATCATGATCACCGACCCACGCACCAACATGTCATTCGAAGTCTCGATGTATAAACAATACCGCCGTGTTCGTTATGAAATCGCCGCTGCGTGGGGCTGTCAGAACATCAAACCAGAACACACCGCCGTTTTGCTGGGCTAGCCTGCAGCTGCCATTTCCGGTGGCATTTCACTGAATGAGGTATCTCATGCTGACTCCCCAACAGCAGGCGGACGCACGCCGTTACATGGGCTATCCGATGCTGGGTGATACCACTCCCGACGATCGCTCAGATGTGGCGTACGCACAGGTCACCTCCGGACGCTATCAGACGCTGGCGCATCGACTGAACACGCTGCGGGATGAGGAGGAACTGATAGTTGCAAGTTTCCTCATTACGCTGGCGGGGCTGGAGAGTGGCATTGCCCGCGCTGCGGAAAATCTCGATACGGATAAAGCAGCAGTATGGCAGCGCAACCGATCTGAAGTGGCCGATCGCACATGCCTCTACAACCAGTGGCGACGTCAGTTGTGCGGCTTGCTGGGCATCACTCCCGGTCCTTCGCTGGGCGATAGCTCAGCACGACTGGTCAGGAGCTGATATGGATGCGTTACAGCTTTCAGCCAGGGTAAACATGGGTAATCGCAAGGCAGCAAAACGTCTTGGCTGTATCGCACGTCATTACCGGGCATTGAACCCGTTCAGCCCGCTCAAAACGGGACCATTGCAGGTGCTTGCGGCGTCCTTCACGACTGATTACGGCTACATGCGCGCTGCGCGTTTTGGTCAGGCCGCCCGCATTGGTATTTTTGATGCAACCGGATTTAAAACGGGTGATATCCTGGCCTCAGATGAAGAAGGTACATTTTATGTGGCTGCCATGCCTCTGTTGCAGCCCATCCTGTGTGTGAAAGCAGAACGGCTGATTACTTTACGACGCACCACTGCAGCCCCGGCGAGTGGAGGGTTACAGGATTACGGAGGGACGTCTGCAGCGGATGAAAAAATTATCATGTCTGACTGGCCTGCGAGTATTCTGCACAATCGAAATGGTGAGCACAGCCCGTTAAAATTGCCCGGTGAAACACGCAGTGCGTGGTACAACATTCTGATGCCGGCCTTCGGTGATCTGCATATTCATCCTGGGGATTTTGTTACAGATGATACTGGCCTGCGCTATGTCATTAGCGGTACCGAACTGACAGAGATGGGCTGGCGCCTGACGGCAATGCGGTTGACTGCTTAAGATGGCCAGTGTTGATGATGTCACTCATTATCTGGCTAAGCGGGTCGCGGACGTGCTTTATCCCGGCGGTCCTCTTTTGCCCTGTATTGTTAATACCTCTGTCAGGATTTATCCCGGCTGGCCGGTGTCAGGCGCATTACAGACAGATACCGAAGCAGGCGGTGCGCACGTCTCCGTGTGGCCTCTGCCATCTGAGCGCAAGGTTAACTGTGCGTTAGGCCGACCCTATCAGACGCTGGCAAAAGGCAAACCTACACTGCAACTAAGGGTAACTGACAGTGCGATTGCAGTTTCGGGAGTTGCATCGTCTATAACGAATGTGCAGATTCACCTGAATGGCAAAAAATTTATCTTTCACTTCCAGACAGGTACAACAGCAGAACAGGTAGTCCACATCCTTCAGCTGAATCTCCCCCATGCCTTTATCATGATGGGTCGGGTCATCATCCCCGTTGTTAATCATTTGAGTATCACAGTCACAACCGCTGGCACTGCGGTCAGGGAGCTACGCCGACAGATTAAAGACTTTCAGATTACGGTCTGGGCACCCACATCTCAGTTGAGAAACACGATAGGCACAGAGATTGATGCTGCTCTGTCAGAGCTTTGTCACATTGACCTTGGCGACGGTGTGCCCGCTCAGATGTTCTATGCACGCCAGTTTGATTCGGATGCTGCTGAAAACTGGCACGTGTACCGCCGTGACCTGATTTTCAGTGTTAATTACGCCACGACTCAGACCATCAGTGCGCCTGAGGTGACGGAGATCGCTGTCACCTTAAATAGCCACAACCTCAGGCATTGATGACTGCCTTTCACGCATCAGCTTCAACCCGCTACCCGCATTACTGATTTATTACGGAGTAATTCTAATGCCGATTTATCCTTCGGGCAGCCTTAACACGTCTGCACTGACGGCACCCGATTTGTACGTGCAGGTCGTGCCGCCCCGCACACAGTATATAAATGGCGTACCCACAGATGGACTGGGACTGGTGGGCGTGGCCAGCTGGGGACCGGTAAACAGCGCATTCCGCATCAGTTCCGATACTGACATGGCTTTCTTTCTGGGATCACCCAGGAATCGCCAGTACGATTTATCCACCGCTGCGGCGATCTCACTGCAGCTCGGCGCCTCGAATCTGAACTGTGTCCGCGTTACCAACGGACGGGATACGTCTGCCAGCGCCATGCTCTTTGATAACGGGAGCAAGGCTTCACTGCTGCTTACGGCACTGTACAGCGGCACGCGCGGTAATCAGATCAGCGCAGGCATCAGTAACGGTACCGCCGTCGGTTCACGAAAGCTCACCATCAGCCTGCCGGGTGTCAGTGCTGAGGTCTTCGATAACCTGAAAGGTGAAGGGGATGCGATGTGGAAAGCCATGGCAGAGGCGGTGAACCACGGGCAGATGAATATTCGCGGTCCCAGCCAGCTAGTCAGGGCAAAAGTCACCGAGTCAGAGGCGACGACGCCGTCACCGGCTACTGAGGTCACCCTGAGTGGCGGTACCGATGGCGTAACAGGAATTAATGACACAATTCTCCTTGGACAGGACGGTATTGATACCCCTCGTAAAGGCATGTTTGCCTTGCGAGGTACGAACTCGCAGGTCATCAACCTGATTGATGTGACGGATAAAAATTGCTGGCCTACGATGGCTGCGTTTGCGGAGTCAGAAGGGGCATATATCATCACCCAGGGCGGTGTTTCCACCGACTACAAAACCCTGTCTGAAGCGCTTAACGGTTCTGGTGTGGATGACTGGCACCTGAAACTGATTGTTGGTGACTGGCCGTTCTGGAAGGATAGCGCCAACGGTATAAACCGCATGATTGCGCCAGCCACCTTCGAAGCGGCGAATATTGCATCCCGATCACCGCATATCTCTACCCTGAACAAGCGTATCCCTGGCATCATTGCCACGGAGCGCCAACAGGCGGGGCGTCCCTATTCTGTACCGGAAATCGGCGCGATTAACTCAGCGCGTCTTGATGTCATCACCAATCCCTGTCCGGGCGGCCATTATTTTGGCATGCGCTCGGGGCGGAATACCTCATCCAACCCGACCCAGAATGATGACATTTACACCCGCATGACCAACTTCCTGTCGCTGACGATTGCGGCAAGCTTTGGGGGCGTGGTGGGTGACAACCAGACGGTGGATTTGCGCCGGGAAACGAAAAGCACGCTGGAGTCATTCCTGTCAAACCTGGAAGGGGTGAAGATGATCGGCGATCCGAACGGCGGGCCGGCTTTCTCAGTGCGCCTCGATGCGACCAACAACCCGGATTCCCGCGTTGCGCTGGGCTATATGACGGCCGATGTGCAGGTCAAATATCTGAATGTGGTGCGCTATTTCCTGGTGAATATGGAAGGGGGCGGCAGCGTGGCCATCTCCGTCTCAAACGACTCACACCGCTAATGCTGCTAATGCTGCTAATGCCGCTGCACTATTAATCCGGAGATAAACCATGCCAACCCTTGGCTATACCGTGGGCCGCGATATCGCGGTTGATATCAATACGCACACGGGCAAGCTGCGCATTCCCAAAATCATGAGCTTTGACTCAAAGCCGCAGGTTTCGACACAGAAGATTACCCCGCTAAACGGCATTACTGATGAATTACAAATTCCGGTTGGCTGGCATGGGACCATCACGGCTGAACGTATGGATGCCACGCTGGATGACTTCTGGGCGAAGTGGGAAGACAACTACTACAACGGTATTGATCAGCCGCGCGGCACCATTACCGAAACCATTACTGAAGCGAATGGCACAGTTAGCGTGTATCGCTATGAAGGGGTGTCATTTCACCTCACCGATGCCGGCAACAAGCAGGGTGAGAAAACCGTCAACCAGACGCTGACGTTCACTGCCAGCCGTCGTAAAAAAGTTAACTGAGGTTACTGAGTGAAAGTCACAGTCCATGAAAAACCGAGATCTGATGAACCTTCGGTTGCTGTATCAAATCAGGTAACTGACACTCGCGGTCGCGTTATCCGCTATCGCGAGCTTGACCCGTTACAGGAATCACGTCTGATTCTGGCAATTGGCGCGCAGGCCGCAATGAACCCGGTTTATGTGAATGTGTATGCCATTCCTGCAGCGCGGGTCTCAGACATTGATGGGGATGAGTACGCCATTCCTCAGACGCAGGCTCAGGTAGATGCCATGATCAGCATTCTGGGGCGCGAGGGCATGGACGCGCTGGCCACCCAATTTTTCCCGACCGGAGACTGCAATCAAGGTGATGACATTCCCAGGGCCGCCACAAAAAACTCGCCCTGAACCCTGATTTTCGCAGTCGTTGCTGGCTGCTGAAGAACGGGGTTCCATTCTCAATGGTTTTTGATGTGACAGAGATGGTGATGCACGAACGGCACGCGATGGCGATCGTCTTTTCGGAGCTGGAAGGGGCACAGTTCAACTGGCAGACATGGGCCTGGGAGAAACAGACGTGAAAGAGTTAGAAGGATTCCTCGGTGCGGCACTGCAATTTGCGGCGCTGGAAGTCGCGCTGCACAAGCGACTGGCTGACGGACTCGAAGACGTCGCAGAATCTATCGCACAGACCGCGAAAGATGAAATCGGTTTTTATCAGCCGGCGGTCGGTCCTTTTCAGGACTGGGCTCCGCTGGCTGAGAGTACCGAAGCGGACAAGGCGAGAAAAGGCTTTCCACTGGAAGCCCCGCTTCTGCGTACCGGTGAGTTCCGCGATACGTGGGAGCATGAGATCAGTGGTTTCGAGGCGGTGGTGGGTTCAAAAGATAAAAGAGCTCTCTGGTTTGAATTCGGTACCGTCAATATGCCTCCTCGTCCGGTGCTTGGCCCGGCAGTCATCCACAATGAGCGCACTATCCGCCGGATACTGGGGCGTGCTGCAGTTACGGGTATCACTAAAGGCACAGCCATCCACAGTGTTCTGGGATATGACCGCCAGATATAAATCCCGCCAAGAAACTTCATCGCCAAACTTAAGTCAAATTAGCGCCTCAATGTCATTACGGCCAATAGTTGACCTTCTCACGGGGCCGGCCGATGAACTGTTTCGGGAGTAATTATGCTGAAAGCCCTGATTGTCCCAATGATGTTACTGCCTGCTTTACCTGCACCTGCGCAGATTGTTTCCATCGCACCAGGTCACATCCATCGCGTGCCTGCTCCGGAGCTGGTGGCATATACGCCCGAAAGGGTTCCGGAGACGGAGGCATTAATTCGCAGCAACCTGCTTGATGATCCGCATTCACCGCGAGTCGGGGCGCTGCAACCGGCGCTGACGCTGGTATGTTTTACCGATTACAGTTGCAAAGCCTGTAAATGCCTGGATGAAAAACTGCATCGGTTGCTGGCGCAGCATCCTCAGCTGGCTGTGACTTACAAATTCAGTCCATCCATGTTTCAGCCACTTAACCCTTCGCGTATGGCTCTGACCTTATGGGAACAACAGCCCTCAAAATTTGAGGCCTTTCATCGCTATCTGATGCGTTATCAGGGCTTACTGGATGATTACAGTATCCGGAATGCAGTCCGCTCTGCAGGCTCAACCATTTATCAACTCAGCCCGGATGTCACGCATACACTGGCGCTGAACAAAGCATTGATGAAAAAACTTAATATCACCCACACGCCCGCGACCCTCATTGGCGACACAGTTTTGACGGGCGATGTGCCTTTCAGTGAACTTGAAGAGGCGTTGAAGCGCGCGCAGACGGAAACATGATGAGTGAATACGAACGGAAAGCATTTTTGCGGAAAACTTAATGCTGTCAGTGTCAGCTTATAGTCTCGGCATTTTTCGGGGCGAAAGAGTATGAACTCATTATCAGTATTATCTTTACTGGCGCTGACGATGGTTGGCGCTGGCATGGATGCGAATGACAGTGAAACCTACTACGGAGACAGCTGGGACAACACCATGGCTAAAATTCATGGAACATGCACACGTGTAACATGCCCGCCAGGTACACGCGTCGAAGTGGATGTGGTGCCAGGCGATACCGGTATCGCAGAAACCTGGGACAGAAAGGTCGTCGAACTGCTTAACCTGGTCGGAGTGACGTTCGTGGTGATGGGCACAGATGGACACTCTTCGTCTTCGTGGGTACTGGCGCCCGGCGGTGTGGCCTACAGCATTCAGTGGATGTTCCTGAAAAAAGTGGACGATAAGAAAACACAAGGCTGAAAACAAAAAGCCCGGGAGTGGTGGCAACCGGGCTGGGCACAATCCTGTGCCAAAGAATTCCTATAAGAGCATGGCCTCATTACAGGGAAGTAAGAGACGACTAGAACTTAGTTTGTCTAATGGGGATTGCCTAAGAAGCGATAGCTAAAGTCCAAACAAAAGATAAAATAAACCCGGCCGTAGCCGGGTTTTAATTAGATCAAATTACATCCGCAGACTGGGATTGGGAACACGCGCGAGTTTTTGGGGAATTTCTTCTTACCGTTCTTATCAACAACATAAGGACGGAAGATAACTTCGCAGGTGTTACCACATTTACGACAAACAGTAGTCGGCATAGGGAATACCTCACATCACTGTAAACCCGAACAGTGTTGTAAACGGTTGGGAGACCCGTTATTCTTCGCCTGCTAACGCAAAGTGTAGCGGGGGGTTTGCCTCCATACACACCGGAGATACGGCAAATATCTCCGAACCAATTAAGCCCCGCGGCAAACGGGGCTTTTTTTACGTCTTTTGAGTGTAAATTTTCAATACCGAAGAGATTCTATCAGCCTCTTCACGTGTTAAATCATCGGGAACCCCAGCGATGGTTACTACCACCCCCGATTGAGGTCTTACAAGAATAGGGATAGTAAAGGTGCCCTTGACTGGCGCTTCAGTAGCTGTTTCATTTACTGCCTTATCATCTCTCATCACAGGTAATTCCTCTTGGCCAGTTCCAATTGAATCCTCTCCCAAATCCAAAGTGGATTTCGAGTGCTGCCTGTAAGGAATTGAATCACCCTTTTGATAGGCTATGAATTTCTTAACTGCACTGTCCATGCGGCTCTTGTATGAAGTAATACTGTTTCCATTTGGAGTAGGAGACGTTTCATTCATATAACGTTCCGCCAACTCTTCAACGTCCAGCAAACTTACATCAGCCATCTCATTGTCTCTAACGACAGTGAGTAATCTCGCTGTTGAATTCTTCAGGTTACGTGCGGTTGCATCTTTCACCAAATCGAGCGTTGGAAGGGCTTCCAGAAATTCTTTGAAAGCACTTACGCTTAGGTTGACGTCGCTCATGATGATTCCACCTTCAATTATGACTTGATTTAAGTCTAACCTGAAGTCTCACTGCGCGCAATAATGATCAATCCTTTTTTTTGATTTTCTACTTTGAATGGGGTTGGTGAGCATAAATAACTGTATGTATATACATAAAGATCAGTCATATAGATCATTGACTGCGATGAAATCATTTTGATTCTTCTATGCTTCGCACCACAAATAAAAAACAAATGATTATATGTTGCTGATAACATTATGAATTTAGAGTCCTATAAGGTCGCCGTCAGGCTCAGTCTGACTGAAAACATCTCCGCTGGTTTACTGGCTGTCTCCCGCAGGTTTGCAGACACCCACCAGAAGGCTGCATTGTTTCAGACGCAGATGAAACAGATCGGGAGAATGACGATTGCTGGTGGAGGTCTGACATCTGTTAGCCTGGGTATTACAAAGGGACTGGATGCAACCCTTAAGGCTGCACGAGACCTGGTGCGCGCTCAGACTGATTTCCGCACGCTTAATCTTTCAGCTCAGGACAATGCCGCAGTGACGGGTCAGGCGCAGTTGCTGGCACACCAGACGCTGGGTACCACGATTGCAGGTAATATTCGCCTGATTCAGGACCTGCATACAGCCTTTGGTGATCTGCACCATGCCGTTGAGACCGCGCCAGAATTTGCCCGCTATGAAGCGACAGTACGTATGGCGCTTGGTAAAGGCGCAACTGACGGACTGGTCAATGCCGCAGCGAAGGCTTTAGAGCACCGTGGCGGTGCGGTGATTAATGATCCCGCCCGATTCCTGAATGAGCTGTCAATGATGTCTCAGGTACAGCTTGCATCACGCGGGCGTGTCAGCCCGAAAGACTTTCTTGCCGCCTCGCAGACGGGCAAAGCCGCTTATATGATGCTCGATCCGCAATATCTGTATGGTCAGTTTGCAGGCCTGATGAGCATGGACAAAGGGGGAAATAAATCCGGTACCGCGCTTATGACAGCATTCAGTTCGCTGATTGGTGGGCACATGGACCGGAAGGCAAAGGGTTTGCTCGCTGAAATAGGCATGCTGGAAGAGGGTGTCAGTCCTGTACGACTGAAGATGATGCGCGAAGCTATGCGCAACATGTCGGCTGAAGAGAGGGATTTATACCGGCAGAGTCTTGGCAGTGAGTCCGTTACCAGTGGCGGTCTGAAGCCGGAGTATGCGAGGTTGTTTTCCCGCCCCGATAAACTTGCTGCCGTGATGGCGGATAAAATCCGACAGCGTTACGGCAGCGGGCTTACCGATGATGAAGTCGGAAACATGCTCGGTGAATACCTGAACCGTAACGCCGGACAGTTTTATGGCCAGCACATTAAGAATGCCGCCAAGCTGAGCAAAGACGCCACGGTATTCCACCGTGCGCAGAGTTACAGCGCTGCTTACGACACTTATCAGAATTCACCTGACGGTGCCGCTGTTGGGCTCACGGCTGCCTGGACCAACCTGAAAGCCATCCTGGGCATCCAGCTGCTGCCCACGGTAACCAGCCTGACGTTGGGACTTACACGATTTATCGACAAGCTCAGCCAGTTCGCCGAAGACAATCCATGGGCCACCCGGATTGCGGCTTACTCTGCGACTGCGCTCGCGGGTCTGACACTGCTGTCCGGTGGCATTCTGTTGTTAAGTGCCACCATTGCCGGAACAAGGCTGGTGGGCAGTCTCGGCGTTATAACTTCTGTTGCCGCCATGCTGGGTGGTCCGGTGACGCTGGCCATCGCAGCAGTTGCAGGTGCCAGCGTACTGATTTACAGCAACTGGGCACGCGTCCGTCCCGCGCTTACGGGAATGTGGAGAGAGTTCAGCGAAGTGGGCAGTACCACCTGGTCCGCAATAAAGGGAATGGGGCAGCATTTCATTGGCTGGTGGGAAGGCATTGAGAGCAGGGCGGATAATTTCGGCGAGCGCGTGCAGTCAGGCTTTAACCGGTTGTTTGACTACATCACCGGCCTGCTCAACAACCTGCCTGGCGTCAACATTCCGACAACGGCTCAACGCCAGCTGAAAAAGAGCGCGTACACACTGTACGGTGATATTGAGGCCATAACCCGTGGCACACACGCCCCTGCAGGCCATTCGGCATTAGCGATCGCCATGTCAACGCAGGGAAGATATAAGGGTGGGGTAGATTATGCTAAAGGTATGCAGAGCTTGCATCGCGGTAATGACGTCCCGCCAATACCAGAAAGAATTCAGCAGATGGTTCAGGTTCACAGCAAGGTCTATCTGGACAAAAAAGCAGTGGGCGAGGCCGTAACGCAACATCAGGTACGTGAGGCGACTCGTTCATTTGCAGGGACAAGCGCTTTCGATTCATCCATGCAAATGGTTCATCCCGGCCATATCAGCAGTCTCATAAATCCATAGACCCGTTTCGTTTGATCCACTGCTACGTAAAATAATGCTATGAGCGCCAGCCTGCGCGTTCTGGCCTTGATTTGAAGTCCTCTTTGCTGACTGACGTAAGAGCGCGGATGCCGCGAGTTTTCATGTTGAGAAACGGCATGTTGAAGATGGATTATTATTTGGGTTGATGCTCGCTGGTGTATTCGTGGCGGGTATTGATTTTAAAGGACAAACCATGGACATTAGCCTTTCCATGTAGCCACGGGTGCAAATTGCATCATTGATGTCAAAAATAACTTGTTCCGAACACTCCATTATTCTGGAGCGCCCACGATCATTATCGGCAGTATTGAACCAAGTTGAACAACAGATGGAATAACGGAAGACAAGCCCGCAGTCTGGGGCTTGTGAAATCCACTATTAAATTTTTACAAGCGAATAGATTTTCTAGCCCGTGTACTGGCTGGATTACATTTTTTGCAACCACATTCATGTTGCGTGCTCTTGGATAACTCATGTGCCTCAACCAAAGCCCTAACGGATTTTTTCAACTCTTTAACTTTAGCTTGTGCTGAAGTCTGTTCCGGGTCTTTGAGTTTATTCGCGTCACGATAGATTTTATCTAACCTTGCTTTCATATTTCGCCCCTTAAATGGGGTCATCGATTTTTTACAATTATCCTGAATTTTATCTTCAATATTATTCAGTTCTGAGACAACACGCTCGAACTTAGTCATTACAATCTCCTTTTCATGTCAAGAAAAAAACAAAGCCACATAATTTTAACTCTATGATGCTTCAAGTGTTAATAGAATAATCAACCCATTTTTATTGCTTACTTTCATTTTATTAGCAGTGATACCCCAGTTGAGGTAACTGTTTGTACGATCGTTTTAAGTACATCGGTAGTCATCCCTGAAAGCTTTGACCTGGCCGTTTCTTTATCATGTTCGCTCAGGCCTGAGAGAGCAATAAGGTCTTCAAGCACTACAACGGCTTCTCTGTGAAATTTTATGGTCTGAACATTTAGAATTGCTGAAAGTCCTCCATCATGCTGGAGAAAATCAATTCCCTGAACGGTAGCTCGCATGTTGTCTAAGAAGCTATATGGATCATCGCTGGTTCTGTTTCTGATAGAAATCAGGCCCTGCTCCGCTAGGTAGTTGATGTTAGCAGAAAGTTTAATATCGTCTGTATCGACTAATGAAGCATCAAAGTTTATCCATGACGTATAGTCTGGATAAGCATCAACACAAACCAACAGAATTTCTCTCTGTAAAACCCGATCAAATTTCATACTTGAAGATGCCCCGAAAGAGGTTATTTAAGGAGTGAATAAAGGAGTCTATTGTTAAGTAAATAATGGGGTCTCAGTGACAATCCTCCAGAATGTAACTCATTTCGCACAGGGTATCGACCCGACAGTCACTCGTTTGATGTTGGGTGAATTCGAATTCCTGGACTTAGAAGTTCCCGAGCGCATCGCTGTTCCCGGCAAACAGAAGACAATCCAGCATCAACTTATTGGCGGCAGGCGCATCATTGATGTGCTGGGCACTGAGTACGAACCGCTGGCCTGGTCTGGAGTTATCACCGGCTTGCAGGCCAGCGAACGCGTTAGTGCTCTTGAACGGATTCGGGACCAGGGGCGACCGATAGTGCTCACTTTCGACGATTACCGCTTTACTGTGATCGTCACCCGTTTTGCGCCGGTTTATGAGTATATGTGGCGTCGCCCGTATTCCATTGAAATGGTGGTCATCAGCAATGATGGTTATCCCGACAAAGTTGATGCACTGACGGGCGCATTGCGGGGGCTGATTGACAGTGATCTTGGGCGCGCGCTGGGCCTGTCCAGTATGATCAATATCGATGCTGTCACCAGGGCAGTAAAAGATTTACATAAGGCGGTAAAACAGATTACGGACTTTGCCCATGCTACCGTCGCGCAGATTCAGTCTGTAATCAGACCCCTCATTGCCGCCCGTAATATTATCCAGCATGAGCTGGCATTACTGGAAGCCGCTGCCGGCGATATCACCTCACTCGGTGGCCTGGTTCCAGGTAATCCGGTATCAAAAACTGTGAGTAACCTGCTTATCCATCTGGACTGCAGCACGCGTATTTTAGCGTTGTATCGGTTACAGGAAGTGCTGGGAAGACTGAATAAAAACGTCAGAACAGGTCAGTCTGCGGAGGGGGTTAAAGCCGTTACCCTTGCTGGAGGCAATCTTTATCAGGTGGCATCAGAACAGTATGGGGATGCATCAATGTGGACAAGAATTGCCGAAGCTAACGACCTGACCGATCCGCAACTGAGCGGTATCAACACTCTTCAAATACCCTCAGGAACGACGAGCTAACTATGGACGTCAACGATCCTCTTTTTTTATCCAGCGCCCGCCAAATCAGCGGGCGTTGTCTTTTAAATGGCACTGACGTGCCTTTCATATCGTTTAGTGTTGAGGCTCATGCCTTTCGCGGCGCCGGGGCGTTTGATCTGACGCTGGCCATCACAGCTCTGCCAGCCGCCATGCAGATGCTGAACTGGTGGGCAGTGCAGACGACTATCCGGGTTGAACTGTTCATCTCGGTCAGCACGCGAGCAGGCATTGATGAGAAGAAGCACATCACTGGCAACATTGATACCTGGCACTTCGAACCCGCGCGCTTTGTGATATCGGCTGAAGGACGTGACTTTGCCGCAAAGCTTATTGATGCGAAGACCACAGGGGAAAGCTTTAAAAACCTGACCAGTTCACAGATAGCTACCATGCTGGCCAAACGGCACAGCCTGACGCCGGTTGTTACCGCAACCAGCAGGCGTGTTGGCGAATTTTACCAGATTGATACTGCACACCTGACAGGTGAGCAGACGGAGTGGGACCTCATCACAACGCTTGCGGCCATTGAGAATTTCTTGGTTTACGTGGATGGCGACAACCTGCACTTTGAGCCGAAACGGGATCCGGCTGAAGCTGAGAACTATGTCATTCGATGGCAGCCTCCCGGATTGCTGGCGTATCCACAGTGCAATACCTCCGACGACCTGTCGTTTTCACGCGCGCTGACCATTTCCCGAGGGATTACGGTTGAGGTGCTGAGCTGGAATGCAAAACTGAAAAATAAGCAGTTTGTCGTGTCCTTTCCGGCTTCGGCTAAAAGTATCGCACCAGGAAAAGCCACATCCCAAAAGCAGGTCTATCGGGTCATCCGCAACGGGTTGTCAGAAAAGGGTGCTCACGCGCTGGCGCAATCCATTTACCGGCAAGTGGTACAGCATGAGATGAAGTTCAGTGGATCCATGGCAGGAGACAACTTGCTTATGCCGGGCACACATGTACGTATTGAGGGTACACAGAGTCATTTCGACCAGATTTACCACTGCGATCGGATACGCCGGACGCTGAGCTGGGAAACGGGGTACACCATGGACATATCAGGGAAAAACCACAGCCCAGCGCTGGGAGTCTGGCTTTGAGAGCATTACTGAATATCATTGCGGCGACAGCACACCAGAGTGCCGCCGGTGAAAGTGGCACACGCCAGGGCATCATCACTGCCTATGATCCTGACCATTACGCTGTGAAGGTTCAGTTGCAACCTACGGGTGAAGAAACAGGCTGGATATCACTGAGTTCTCCCTGGGTAGGCAATGGCTGGGGCATGGCCGCTGGACCGATGATCGGTGCAGTGGTGGAGATTGAGTTTGATAGTGGTCTGACAGGCGTCGGCATGGCAGCAGGGCAGTTTTATAACGATGAAGACCGTTGTCTTGGGCCGCCATCAGGCGAGTTCTGGCTGATGCATAAGAGTGGCTCCCTCCTGAAATTCCTGAACAGCGGTGAAGTTCTGCTGAGTGCGAAAATTAAGCTCACCTTTAACGCACCGGCGCATCACTTTATCGGCGGTGATGTGACGGTCGATAAAAACCTCAGGGTCGTTAAAGACATCTTCGACAAAAACGGCAGGTTTGGATCGTTACATCGCATCCGCATTGTTTATGGCGGTCATACCCACCTTGAAAAAGGTCGGGGTAACCGTACTGACCCTCCCGAGCAGCAGATTAAATCAACGCGGGCGCCTTAGTTCATGTACGACATCTATCACTTTACAGGCGGCGACCTCGAGGAGGCGCCAACTGGAGACCTGCGCACAGTTAAAGGAAGCGAGCGCACTAAGCAACGAATATTACGTCGCCTTCTGACTAATCCGGGCGACTACGTTTTTCACCCCCAATATGGCGCCGGACTGGCAAAAAAAATTGGTGAGACGGTTAACCCTGGAGAGTGGAAAGCGCTCATCACCGGGCAGATGCTACTGGAGGAATCGGTGGACAGTAATCCACCGCCGGCAATCAGGCTGACAACCATTGAAGGTGGGGTCAGTGTCTCAATTGCGTACACCGACGCCACGACCAAGGTCAATGAATCTCTCCATTTCGACGTCACGAGGTAAAGCGATGGCTTCCCTTAACACCAGGTCATTCTCTGAACTCGTCAGTGAGCAGGTCACGGCTATTCAGGCCCGAGCGGAAAAACTGCTGGATTTTTCGATCGGTAGCATCCTGCGATCGCTTGCGGAATCCAACGCTGGGGTGGCCATGTGGCTACAGCAGCTGATAGTGAAGTTGCTGGTCACGACACGTGCAGCTACCTGCTCTGGCGAAGACCTGGATAGCTGGATGGCGGACTTCAGTTTTTTCCGCCTTCAGTCCGTTCAGGCCAGTGGAATAGTGACGTTTAGCCGGTTTACTCCTGGCAGCGAGGCATTGATTAAGGAGGGCGCGCAGGTGACAACATTTGACGGCTCTCAGACCTATTCAGTCATACCCAACACTTTGATTAAAGAGTGGGATGCAGTACGGGCTGCGTATGTCATCGCCCCCGGCGTCAGTTCACTAGCCGTCCCGGTGCGTGCGAATATTGCCGGGACTGCAGGTAACGCGCAGGCGAAGACAGTTACTGTCATAACGGGCTCGGTAATGTCGGTTGATGCCGTGACCAACAACGATGCTTTTACAAACGGTAAGGATGCTGAATCCGATGACAGCTACCGCGCGCGCTTTGTGCTGTGGATTGCTTCACTGTCCAGAGCCACGAAAGCGGCTATTGGTTTTGCGATCAGTAATCTGCAGAGCGGTATCAGTTATACGCTGACTGAAAATGTCACGCCGGAAGGAGAGTATAAGCCCGGCTATTTTTATGCTGTGGTGGATGATGGCACAGGGCTGCCCGCACCTGCATTACTGAAAAAAGCCTATCAGGCTATCGAAAATACCCGGGGATTCACGGTGTCGTTCGGCGTGTTCCCCCCAGAAACCATCAAAGTCGATGTCGTCTTAATGGTAACTACCGAGGCCACTGCTAATCACGCGGAGATCGTCAATCAGGTGCGCGCTTCTCTTAATCAATACCTGTCGAGCCTGTCACTGGGCAAATTACTTGCCTACACCCAGCTGGTAAGAGTGGCCTATGCCGCCAGCCCATGTGTAATCAACGTTACTTCTCTGACGGTAAACGGTGGCATGGCGGATTTTGCGGTATCTGCCAGGCAGATTATTCGTGCCGGGAAAATCGTGGTGAGCTGAATGGCTAAAGGTGATCAGAACGACTTTTATAACAGGCTCAGGGTGTTGCTTCCTCCCGCATGGTTTGCAGAGGAAAGCACCATTCTGAATGGACCGCTATCAGCATGCGCTGCGGCGTTATCCTGGTGCTACACCCTGTATCTTTACGCCAAAACTCAGACCCGTATCTCTTCCGCCAGTGATGGCTGGCTGGATATGGCGGCGTATGATTTTTTCGGGAACTCTCTTACGCGGCCTGTGGATATGACTGATGACGTCTTTCGCACGGTGATTAAACGGGCACTGTTACGGGAGCGGGGAACACGACAGGCTATCCACGATGTTCTTGCAGAACTGACGGGCAATTCACCGACGATATTTGAGCCGCAGCGGGTGCAGGACACGGGAGCATATAGTCGGCCGACAATGGGTTATGGCGCGGCTGGTGGTTATGGTTCATCCCTTTTACCCTACCAGGCTTTTGTTACTGTCCACCGGTCAAAGAAGGCGGGCATTCCGTGGGTAGCGGGCTATCGTACTTCTACAGCGGCATACGGGCAATCATCTCAGGGGGAGTATGTTTCTCGTGAGATGGTTGCCGGCAGTATCACGGATGCACAGATTTACGCTGCCATTGAAGCAGTGAAGATGGAAGGCACTCTCGTATGGGTGCGACTGCAGTAAAATAGTCAATTCAGATAAATGGCGTCATTAAGGACACTTAAGCAAATGCCATTTCTATGGGGAAATCATGGATCGTCTCATCGTTTATCCGGGCGCAATTCCGCTCGAAACTGACCTGCTTAACACCAACAAATTCGCCATGACAGGGATGGCCAAACTGGCATCAGTCATTATGGGAGATAATACCTATCTTTATGGACTCGTCTGTACACCAGCTGTTGCCGAATCATTAGCAGTGAGCATAGGAGAAGGGCAGATTTACAGTCTGCACAACACAGACGGTACGCCGTATTCATCGCTTGCAGCTGACACGACACACACACTGCTGAAGCAGGGACTTAATCCTGATCCAGTTACATTCCACCTGTCTGCACCAGCGACGCCCGGCCACAGCATCAACTATCTGATTCAGGTTGCCTATAACGATGTGGATGGCGGCCAAACCATTCTACCTTATTACAACGCTGCAGATCCTGCTATGGCATTTAGCGGTCCTGATAATACCGGCAATGCTCAGAGTACGGTGCGTTCAGGTGCCTGCATTGTTCGTCTCAAAGCTGGAGTAGCTGCTGTAGCCGGCTCTCAGATTACGCCTCCTCCAGATGCAGGCTATACATCTGCCTGGGTCATCACGATTAACTATGGCGATCGTCATGTTAATGCGGAAGATATCCGTCCCGCTGATGGCGCTCCCTTTCTACCCGTAAATGGTCTCATCGGTGCGATTCAGCAGGGCAGGCTAACTTACGGAATGGATTCGGGAACCGTAAATCACTATCAGGTCTCTTATCAACCAGCAATTAGCCATATCAGCGACGGTATGCGATTACATTTTCGTGCGAAAAGTACTAATTCGGGTCCGTCGGCACTGGCAGTAAGTCATTTTCCAGCGGCCAGCATCCTCACTGCTGAACACCAGGAATTACCGCCTGGTCAGATTTTTCATGGACATACTGCGGAAGTTGAATGGAATAGCGCGATCGGCGCCTGGATTCTCAGCTCACCTAAAAGCAGCTACACCAAAGATGAATCGGATCAAAAGTATTATTCCCGCGATGGAGGACATATTAGCGGCGATGTCGTTGTACAGGGCAATCTGACAATCGAAAAAAGTTTGAAGGTAGGGGAGGCCGAGCTGACTGAGGAAGGTGATGTAAGAGGTAAACTTTGGGAGGGGAGTCTGGAAAAATGGCTTAAACGACAGTTGCCTTTCACCTCAGGCTCTCAGAAAGCCTGGTACTATAAATCACCCAATAATCAACTCATTATTCAGGGGGGAATGTTTGATCGCGCCAGCAGCACCACCAGCGTTAGCTTTCCCATTTTATTCCCTTCTGGCTGCTTCAATGTCCACTTTTCGTTGAACAAAACATATAAAAAAAGTGTCTTGAACCCGTATATTAGTGTGATTGATAAAACACACTTTGAGCTGAATGCCGGTTCTGGTGAATCCGGATTCTACTGGGTTGCGTTTGGTCAGTGAGAGCATGGTTGAATGGTATGAATATTGGATTCAGTGCAACAACAAAAGCCTTTTATGACCTGGATGAGAAAGAGGTATACATTCAGAATGGTTCATGGAGTGATGATGTCATAAACATATCAGAAGCGCTTTGGCAAAATTACAATGGGCAGCCTCCACAGGGAAAAATTCGTGGTGCCGATAGGAATGGTATGCCTTGCTGGGCTGATGCTCCTGAACCTTCCGAACAGGAGCGCATAGCGGATGCAGTGAGTAAAAAAAATGCGATGTTAATGACGGCTGACACCGAAATTCGACAGCTGAAGATTGTTGAAGAATTTCATGCATTAACGGATGAAGAAACCCAAAAACTTTTATCATGGAAGAAGCATCTTGTTGATGTATACCGCATCGAACCGGGAAATGTTGGTTCAATTCGCTGGCCAGACGTCCCGGCATAAAAGAAGACATCAGTCCGGTAATTCCAGCTGAAAGAGCTGATGTAATCAGCTCGATGCTTAGAGATATAAATTCGTTAAAAATGATATCCCATACTCAGTGATGCAGCATTCAGGCTGCGGTAATCCTGATTCTTTTCTGCTGGCGCCCCTTCATATCCAGCTGCTAGCGTGAGCGTATCAGTAACATTCAGGATAACACCGGCACCATATGCAACATTGTTATAAGAGTGGGAACCATTTCTTGCCGCCTTTTTTGTAACCGGGTCGTGTATGAGTGGGTTATCCATTTTCAGATGATAAAACCCAAAAATGCCATATACGGTCAAGAGATCGTTAACACGTAATGATGGACCGAACATCGCAGAATAATACTCTGTATCCTGCGTGGCTTTTTTTCTGTTTTGACTCTGATACGTTTGCCGTTGATATTCTTTTCAAAATGAAACTCGTCAGTGTTATCCCATATGTTTCTGAGAGCCGTCAAAGAGCCGACAATACTAAACAGGCTCTCAGGTTCGTAGATTATCTTAAAGTTGGGTCCGTGGAGGCTGCCATAGCCCTCAATTGACCCATGCTCATAACCAAATAACATCGTGGTACGGTCTGGAATATTTTCTGCGCTTGCAGTTATGCAGACAAAACAGGCCAGTGCGGCGATCATTTTAATCAAATTATTTTTCATTTCTGGTTCCGTAGAAATCCAACATGATATGAATGATAAAAGCCCCCATTACGTATATTGAGGGGGCCAGTTTTAATCAGAAGCGATAGCCGGCACTTAGCATGACGGTATTGATCGGATGTGATTCTTCATCAAACCTGACTCTGGAACCTTCATATCCAATACTGAGATTAAGATGGTCTGTTACATTAGCAGTCATGCCAATACCGTAAGCGAATCTGTTACTGTCTGAGGTGGCAGGAGGAGCTTTGTCACTATTTGAATCAGTGAATGAGTTATTATCGACTTTACTATGCGATATGCCAGCCAGAGCATAAATGCTAATGGTCTCATTCAAACGAAGAGTCGGCCCAAACATGGCCGAGTAGTATTCAGCACTCTCAGCTAATTTTTTAGGCGATGAGCCATGATGTTTTTTCATTCTTTCAGCAATTGCGTCAAGGTCTGAACGCAGAGCTGTCACTGACCCTATTATTCCCACAGGAAAATCGGGTTCAAACTGTACCGTAATATTCCCTCCATAGAGTGAACCGAAGTCCCGAAGCTCTCCTAGCGAGTAGCCCATGGAAAGAGTCGTTTTAGTGGCATTAATATTGGGATTAACAGGTGAGGAAAAAACTGAACCACTTGTCATGAAAGCCAATATTATACATGCGAATTTTAATTTTATGTGCATTTAAATACCCTGGAGTTAATAGCCTGATAAATGAGTGATCTTATCCATTTGACAGGTTACAGATATCTTCATTCATAAAAGTGAATGTTTATGGCTTGCATTATTACAAATGCCACCAGTTATGCTCAGCGATATTAACTGCTTGAGATATAAAATTACATTCATTATAAATGTGAGAGTTATGTCATTACCTGTGAGCGTAATGTTGTTTTACTCAGAGGGGTTGAAGGCTTTAATGTAAAACAGGGCTGAATTAGTGACTCACGCATTCGCCACCATAATGTTCATATTTTGCATTGTCATATTAATGTGACTCAATCAATCTTCAAATTTGATTTTTGGAAATGCTAAATGTCAGTTGTCTCTATCAGGATAAAGGGGGGAATATGAAAAGGGCTATAGCTTATCTACGTTTTTCATCTTTACAGCAGGTCCAGGGAGATTCAGTGAGAAGACAAAAGAAACTAATTGATGAATGGCTTAAACATAATGCTGATTATTACCTTGACCCTGTAACATTCGAGGATTTGGGGCTAAGCGCTTACAGAGGACAGCATGCGATTTCAGGCGCATTTTCAGAGTTTATGGAGGCGGTGCAAAAGGAATTGATTGAGGCGGGCAGTGTACTCCTTGTAGAAAGCCTGGATCGTCTCTCACGAGAAAAAATAGGTGATGCGTCAGACAGGCTTCGTACAATTCTTAAGGCGGGAATCGATGTGGTTACCCTCACTGATGGCACACATTATACCCGCGATTCACTTGACGACCCCTATTCAATCATCAAAGCAATTCTGATAGCCCAGCGCGCTAACGAAGAAAGCGAGATCAAATCTAAACGACAGCGAGCAGTCTGGGCCGAAAAGCGTAAACAGGCCGCTGAAAAGGGGAAAATAATGACCCGCCATTGCCCCTCCTGGTTGAAAGTAAACGCTGCTGGTAATGGTTTTGAGGTGATTGAAGACAAAGCAGACATTATCAGAACCATTTTCGAAATGAGACTCGATGGCCGCTCCTTTGAGAAAATCAGTCAGGCACTGAATGTTCAGGGTAAGAAAAATCTTCGGGGAAAAGTTTCACAATGGAATTCAGCTTCAATTGAAAGACTGGTTAAATCTAAAGCTGTGATTGGCGTTCTTTCTCCGTCATATCGCATAACAGTTCCCGATGTTGAGGACATTTCTAATTATTATCCTGCAATCATTAGTATCGAAGATTTTGAGCGGGTAAGACGTATAAGTTACGAACCTGAAAGCAGAAGGAACACCAATTTTAATCCCCATCTAATAAATATTTTTAAAGGGCTGATGCACTGTAAAGAGTGTGGGCATGCCATTATATTGACGGGGATCAGCACAAAAGGCTATGGCTACTATGTTTGCTCAATGCGGCGTCAACACAGATGCAAAACTGAAGCGGTTAGAAGAGATTTAACGGACCGCTACCTAATTACTGGAGTCTTAAAAGGTGCATCAGGAATGGACCTGCATTTATCAAATGAAACTGCATTAACTTCAATGACAGCCAGGCAATTGGAATTAACCGGTAAGCTTCAGAACGTGATTAAGGCGATAGAGCTAGCACCGGATGTCAGAGAGCTAACAGTCAGAGCAGCTGAAATTTCTGCTGAGATAATTAAGTTAAAGAGTGACATGGCTGAAATACAAGATGAGCGTGACATGAAGGCTGCTTCTGCATTAAATGTACTCAACGTAGCCGACCGCAAGGAATTTCAATTAATAGCTCGCAGAATAATATTGGATATCAAAATTGATGGTAAATCAAAAACCTGTGATATCTATCTGCACAACGGGATGAAAGTTCTGAATTATCCCCTCACGAAGTCTACTGGCTGGTCATCTATACTTGATGCAATGGCATATTTAGAACAGACTGAAATTATTCTCTGA